CTTTTCCCGTACTCTTTACCAAATTCACTTACTCCGTTCTCATTCCTAATGGAATTACGTTTACGCATTAAGAACAGAATTTTGGAATCGGTTACGTCCCGCCCTGATAGTGGCGCGCGTATAGATTTCGTCCAAAATTTCAAGATGGTAAAAATGTCAAAGATGGTAAACCACTCGCACCCCGAGGCTGCTCGCGCTAGAAATGAGAGCTTTCGCGCTATTGAAAATTGGATTGTTGGCATGGGCTTAAAACCCTACCACATTTCAATGAGCAACCGGGAACATGGTGATGGTATTCATGAATTGATGTGGGCTAAGGACTTCTCAACACCTAGAGTCCGAACGCCACTCAAGGCTGAACACTTCATCATGGGTATAGATGTGGACTATTATCTTAAGTTGTCTAAGATCAGACATCTAGCCCGGAAGGGCAATCCAATCATCTTCTACTCAGCAATGCCTCGGCAGCTGTCTGGAGATTGTTTGGATGGACATTACACTATTGAGAAAGATGGGCGTTTCCATATGCGGGTCAATGGTGGAGCGGATTATCCGTCGGACCTGTGGAACTACGACCTTGACACGGTAGTCTTTGATTACTGGTGGGGTTCAAGAATTTACGCTGTTGAGAAGCGTGAAGTGGATGATATCCACGCAATTGTGCTTTTAGCACCAATTGCGAAGGTGACTCTCCCAATTCTTACCCGCTACCTAATCAATGGCCCCCGTCTAAAGCGTCGTACCATGTTGGATGGTGATTTCGCTATAATGAGATACACTCAGCCTGTGGAGGGTAAAAGCTCCATGTGGATAAGTGTTACTCGTTGTGGTGATTACACATCTGCCAATGTTCCTGAGTCTTGTTTTGCGGCAATAGAAATCAGTTTCGATCAAGTCACGAAAGGGGTTTCGTTTTATGGTGTCATGAACATCCTGAAAGAATATGGTATACATCGTAAGGAGGCAGTATCTGCTTCCCGTATTCTTGTGGCCTACTTTAATTATAAGTCAGGTAAGCGTGTCGAAATAACCGAGACGCGGATGTGGAATGGCACTATTGAGGCGAGCAACTACGTGAATGCCGAAGCAGATTCTCGTGTTGATTCCCAGGCTGACCTTAAAATCGTCGGTCGGAATCTACACCCGCCAATTACTGATGATCCAACCACTATACCAGCCGCTACCCAAGCGAACGATCTAGCAGCTGTGCGCGGTCGAGTTGAGAAGATTAGAAACACTAAGGTTCCACCAAATCAATATCTTGCGTGGGCCTCAGAATTCGTCTCACTCACCGTTGGAGATCATGCGCACACTGTAGAGCCGTGGAATATTGATCAAGTTATCGACGAACAACGATCTACTCCACAACAAATTGGGAGGAACGCCAACACTCTACCTTGGCTTACCGGCGAATCGTGGCTCCCCGGTAAATTGCGAGTCAAATCTTTCATGAAGAAAGAGGTGGCTAATGGGTCTAATCACCCACGCAATATAAGTACACTCCCAACTGACCACAATCTTGAGCTCTCCAGGTTTACATATGCCGTGAAGCATGCTATCCTCAAACATCTTGAGTGGTATGCACCCGGCAAAACTCCTGAACAAATTGCTCGTAGATTGACCACGATGGCAGAGTTCAGACGAATTTTAGAAGCTGATGGTAATCGCTTTGATGGTTCGATCTCGGACTGGCTCTACCGACATGTCAAGAGACCAATCTACTTGGCAGCTATCGCTCTCGGGCACCGTCGCGAACTACAACAACTATTGGATCGTGAGGTGAACACCAAAGGTGTGACGTCAACTGGTGACCAGTACGACCCTGGCACTGGGACTCTTTCCGGCAGTCCAACCACTACAGATGGTAATACGCTCTATACCGGGTTTATAGACTATTGCTCCTTAAGAACTGGTGGGTATTCTGCCGTCGAAGCGTTTCGGTTGTTGGGACAACATGCGGGAGATGATGCAACTTCCGTAGCCGAAGAAAAACATTGGCTAAAAGTCGCGAAAGATCTTGGTATGACGTATACTTGTATTACTCATACCACCGAGACAGACACCCCTGTCGGATTCTTAGGGCGTAAATTCCCTTATTTATTCGTAGGGGGTGATGGGAGTCTACAGGATCCACTGAGACAGGCTAACAAGCTTCATTATACATTTGCCCCAAAGTCAATTGATTTACCACAGGCACTTGTTAATAAAGCTATTGGCCTTGAAACATTGGACCCTTCGAACCCCCTTATCTCGGCTTGGGCGTCTGCAGTCCGGCGGATTCATGGTGACCAGGTAACTGGTGATCATGACATGCCCTATTGGTTCAAGATCTCTGATGGTAGCTGGCCACAGTTAACTGAGGAGGAATATTGGATCCAATTTGCGGCCCTCACTGGGATAGCAGAGGGAGAGTTTCTTCAACTGATACTCGCCCTTCGCGATTCCAATAGTGAGGAAGATCTGCACAATTTGCCGGTGCTACATGTCCCCAATCCGACTTTAGATAAAGTTGCCGCACAACAACTGGATGACCCAATGGTCACTCCTCCCCCGCCCCCTCCAGACACAATTGCAGAAGAACTAGAACCCGGTGTTTGGAGTGTTGTCTCGATAACTACAACCCCAACAACGTCCTCATCCGCCCCCTCGCCTGTGAACGGTAAGCAACGAGCTTCCGGCAGGAAGAAGGGCCCGAAGAGGGATCCCCGTCGAAAGTAGTCAGGGCATACGGACCGAAC